AAAGGTGCCGTCAGTAGCAATGACGCTGGCGATTGATGCTTGAATGTATGGGATGCTCATTTGATTAACATTGTAACGATTTGTTGATTGATCCTAGCTCGGTAATGATCTTGTCAAGCTTGTCAAGTGATGGGTCTTTGCCGCCTCCTGGTTTCTTTGGGCCTTCTGGAACAGGTTTACCATTCGGACCTAGTGGCTCGCCATTCGGGCCTACCATCTTGCCGTCTGGGCCGACGTGGTTGCCGCCTGGAAGAACAGGCTTGCCGTCTGGACCGAGTGGAGGGCCTCCGACCTTTGGTTTAAGAGCTTCCTGAACATCCGCTCTGCGTTTGTCTTCTGCTTCAATCATTGCCTTGCGAACCTCTGGGTCACGCTCCCTGTTGATCCGCTGGTTGGCTTTGCGTTGTTCTCTGAGTTCTTTGGCTGCCGCTGCACGCTCTCTCACCGTTCCTCTGTCACGCCTCTCTGCTGTCACGTTTGGAATATTGCCACCACGCTCTCGCTGGTCACGCTCTTCTGCTGCTAACCCTTGGTCTAAAATCTTTTGTTTTTCTTTCTGCTGACGCTCAAACTCCCGCTGCTCAAAGCGTGTAGTAAACCCGCTGTCATTAAGGTCTGGGCCTGCTTCGATGGCTGCCAGCTTCTTTGCAATCTCGTATGCCTCTTCATAGTCAACCTTTAGATCTTGCATGATCTGTTGTGCTCGTTGCTCAAGATCAATCTTTTTCTGCGCTGCACGCGCTGCCATCTCGTCACCGGAAAGAACTGCGTCGAGTAGGTCGCGCTCCATGCCGAGCATCTTTTCGGCTTGTGCTTCTTCTCTTGCATCTTCGGCTGCTTTTTCGCTAGCTAGTTTTTTCTCTTCGTCCCTGAGAGCAGTTACATGTGCAACTGCTTGGTCGCGTGTTACACCAGTGTCGTTTATTACCCGCAAGATTTGCTCTTCCACATCGAGAGCTTCTTGTGCTGCTTTAACTGCATCTAAGCTGCCACTTGCAATAGCCTCTTTTAATTTGCTTTGTAGTTTTACCTGCTCGGCGACCAACGCCTCTTCTTTCTTTTGCTCTGCCGTCTCCTTTAAAATTTTGGCTGACCACTCGACTGACTGCTTAAGTAAATCACCAATTTCAGCATCCAACTTCTTCAGGTCTTCTTTTACCTTTTTCCTTGCAGTGGCTTCCTCTGTTAATGATTCCTCGTAAGCCAGTTGTCTGGCAAGAATATCATTAACACTGCCGCCCCACATCGCCTCATCGAAAGTTTTTTTTGCATCAATTCTTTTTTTCTCGGCCGCCGCCAACGCCTCTTCTGCCGTCTGCTGTTGCTTGATTCTTTTTTCTCTTTCGCCCTGTATCTTGTCAACGGTTTTTGCATAACCATCAATTTGCTTCTGCCTCTCCTTTGCTGCTTTTCTGCGAGCCTCTGTTTCCGTCTCGATTTGACCTATTGTAAAATCTGCAAGCCCTCCAGTCAGTTCTGATAGTTCGGTGGTGTATCTCTGGGCCTGTATTATGCCTTGATCTACGAGGTAGGGAATTGTTTTTTCCATCAACTCTGCCTCACCAGGAGCAAGCCCGAAGTAATACCTTAAACCCTTAAAGTTAGCTAGTTTGGCTGTAATTTTACCGGCGGTGATTGTTGTTGTATTACCCAGTTTTTCAATTTCCAATTGGGCGGCTCTTAATTGTTCCGCCGTTTCTGTATCGAGTATTAATCCGGCGCGTGCCGCCTCGTCTGCATAATTCTTCCAACCCTCTCCGCCTTCTGCCAGAAGGGGGATGAGTGCTGTTGCATCCGAAGCAATAGCCTCCATATAAAATGTCATCTCCTGCTGGCTCAAATTTGCCTTAGAGATTGAATCATAATAAAGCTGCAACGCTTGTGGCCCAGAAAGGTTTTTAAATTGTTCGGCTGTTACGCCCACCGCCGGTGCTATGTTTTCAAAGAAGTCAACCATAGGGCCTGAACCAGCTTGCAGAAAATCACCTACCTTGTCGTTTACATCTTTAAATATGTCTGCTAGCTTCTCTTGTTCGATACCATATTTTTTCGCACCAAATGCCAAACCCTGAAAATCCTCAATGCTTGTGTTTGATATTTGCGACAACGTGGTTATTTCTTTAGCATAATTCATTGCCGACTTAGCAGCAGCAGCAAACCCCCCGACAACAGCCCCCGTAAGAATTCCACTGATCCCACTAAAGCTATTTTTCAAACCCTCTAGTTTGGCTTTTGCGTTGGTAGAAAAATCCTTAACTCCTGCTTTCGCTTTGTCTAAACCTGTTTTCACGCCGGCAGTTGCCAGCGACATTTTCATTTTTATTTCACTTAGTGCCATTGTTGAGTTGGTTTAAATATTTAGATTTGAGCGCCCTCAGTGAGTCGGATTCAAGAAGTTTGTAACCTGGGATGGTTGAGAGTCTGATGGTGCGCTGTAGGCTGAATGCTTTGCGCAATGGCATGTTTAGAATGTCATCTGGATGCAGGCTGTAACGGGTTGCCAGCTCATCAATCATTGATGCCTCGCCAGATGTCGGTGATATCCTGTTGGATTTGCCCATGCTTGAGCCGCTGGCGTCAATAGGAAACTCGTCGAGTGATTCTTTGATATGCTCGGTCAGCACATGGATCATTGCTGCCGCCTCGCTCTTGTTTCTTAGCGTTTTGACAATGCGCCGCTGTAACCAGAATAAACGCCACTGAGCCAGCCACTTATTATGAGTGAACCGTTTGCAGTTCTTCCATACATAATCAACAACCGATGGCACGGTTGGCTCGTTGCTGTAAAGCAGTGGCGACTTGATGGCGAGCAGGTCAAACCAGTTCTGCACTGTCATCTGCGTGAGCGTCTCACCAGCAACAATGTATTCTTTTGCATAGCTCGACCAATCAAGCTGCCTGTTAAGCTCTAGCCTTTCACGCTCTGCTTGGTATTCTTGTGCGATGGTCATGCTGTTTTAAAGAAAAAGCCCCACCCGCTTTTGGGCGAGCAGGGCCGAAAACCTACGTCAAAAAGTTTTGTTATTCGCTATCCTTCGCCTGCTTCTTTGCTTTCGGCTTTGGCTTGCTGAGTGATTCAGCGATGCCGCGCTTTATGAGGTCGAGCGCAACGCCTTCGCGGATGTCCACGATGGTTTCAGCGTTCTCAATCTTGCCTGCAATCGAGTGGTCTTGGGATAGCTTAATTTTCATCGTTTATGCCTGATAGGTGACTAGGACAACGCCAACACTGAATGTGTCGAATGCGTCCTTGCTGCGATTTACGTTCACACTATGCACGACAAGCGTGGAAGCTGTGCCGCTGCGGTCGAAGTCGTAAGTAAACTCTGTGCCTTCTGATGGTAAAACTGTGGTGTCGGTGGCGCGCTGTAATGTCATCGTGCCCTCGATTGGTGTGCCAGTTTCACGAATCATGTAATCAGCGCGGTCGCCAAGAGCGTCGGTGCGGCTGATGATTCGGTTTTCTGTTGCGGAAAGGTTGATATCATCAACCACGTAGGCGATGAGGTTGATGGTGACGGTTTCTAAGCCGAGAGGTTGGTCTGCTTGTGAGCTGTATGGGATGGCCATGATCTATATTTGTTTTGAGTTGGTTTTGCGGTTTCTATTTATGCATTGCCGCTTGCGTTTGTCAATGTTGAAAAGTTACACGGGCCACGCCTCTGGTAAGATTGAGAAGTCGCCTTCATATGTCAGCACAGTTTCGTCATAGCTGTTGTCGTATGCTGTGTAATTGGTTTCAGCGGCAACAAGCCGGTTGATCCAGTATAGCGTAATCTGATCGTTGAGGCTTGCGCCCTCGGCTGCCCGTGAAATGCTAAGAAGGTTGCGCACCTTGGCCACTAGCTCGCGGTGGTAGCGGCTGAACGCTGCGCCTGGCACGGCGTTCTCTATGCGGTCTGTGTGGATGGTGATTTCCGCCGAGTAGTCATAGTGATCGTATTCCAGATTGCCGTCTGGCTTCTCACTCATATGCTCGTCGTCTGCAATGCCTCCGAGGCTTACTTGCACGCCTACATAGTCATCACCCAGCCGCTGCGGGTCGTTAGCTGTTGCCAGCTCGACGCCGTTGGCAAGAAGAAAGTCGTAGAATGACTGCTCAAGATTGCCCTCAAAATTGAAAACTTCTTCGTTTGATGTGGCTGGCATGGTGTTTTCTATAATAAATAAGGGTGTTTGTCAAACTACTTTGAAGTCTGAATCCTTCGCGGCTTTCCTCATAAGAAACTCACCACGCTTGACTGCCTTGATTAGCCTGTTTTTTCTGAGCATTGGTAAAAATTTGTTGGTGTGGAATAAACCGCCCTCTCTGCTCCAGATCGTGCCTTCTGTTTTGCCTTGTGTGGTTCTCACTATTCCCAGCCCTGGGACTCTTGACACGTTGTTTTTCACATTGGCTGGAGCTGTCGCCTTTGCTCCTAGTTTCGTTGCTAATTGATAAAATGCAGCCTTAGCCCTGCCCACTTTCAACTGCTCTTTTTTAATGTAGCGGTTGAGAACCACCGAGGTCACCCAATACTTAGAAGTGGTTGGCAATCTTTTGGTGCGATTGTTTGGCCTCTGGTTGATTTTGTGCCACGCCTTCAGTTCTGCCTCGTTGATTAACACGCCACCAGCGGCTTGCGACTCAAAAATTACAGGGCCATTTCCAAATGTCTTTTTAGCCCATTTCACTGTTGGGCCTTTCCTTGTTGAGCAAATCCTGAGCAAGTCAACCACTATAGCCCCCTTGCCAGCCTTGATGTCTTTAGCTGACCCGACTGATGCTGAGTTTGACAGCTTTGGAAATGATGCGAATGGCGGTGTCATTCTCGCCACCTCTCGCGCTAGGATGCCAGTCTGC